ATTCGGACTACACCTACCGCCTGACGGCGGCGGCCGGCGTGACCGTGACCATCAACGAAGCCACCGCCGCCAATCGCCGTTTCGTGCCGCGCGCCACCTCGACCGCGACCACGGGCGAGACCGGCAACGTCGACAACCGCTACATGAACATCACCATCGCCGTGACCTCCGGCACGGTCAAGGTGGGCGACCGCTTCACCATCGCGGGCGTCAACGCGGTGCACCACATCAGCAAGGTCGACACCGGCCAGCTCAAGACCTTCACCATCACCGGCATCGTGTCCGGCGCCGGTGGTTCGGGCGTGATCACGTTCTCGCCGCCGATCATCGCGGCCGACTCGTCGCCGACCCAGGCCGAATCCGAGTACAAGAACGTCACCGCGACCCCGGCCAACGGCGCCGCGATCACGTTCCTGAACACGGTCTCGAGCAACGTCTGCGCCTTCTGGGATGAGCGCGCGATTGAGCTGCTGCCGGGCCGCAACGGTGTCGACGACGGCCTGACCGCCGCCGGGGCCGGCTTCATGCGCGCCACCACCGAACTGGGCATCGACGTGATTATGTACAAGTTCTTCGACATCAATACGAAGAAGTACAAGTACCGTACCGACACCCGCTTTGGCGTCGGCATGACCAACCCGGAAATGGCGGGCCTGATCCTGTTCAGCCAGACCTGATGTACCGGCCTCCGGCATAACCGGAGCAAGCGGCCTGCCCTCAACCAGCAGGCCGCTCGTCAATCCATATGGGAGAACGCAATGCTGCGTGCAGTTTCCAGCATCGGCGGTGCCGCGTTAAACATGTTGCCCGACCTTGACGCAATCAGTAATCCCGCCATCGATACGGTCGCCGTGGTGATTAATGGAGTGCCAGCCCAATTGACTTTCACCGAATTCGTGGCCGCCGTGGGCACGTCGTTGGCATCGCTGAACAGCGCCGGAACCTTGGCCGATGCGGACTTGCTGGCCATCACGCAGGACGGCACCAACGAAGTAAAGGTGACCTTGGGCACGCTCAAGGCATATGTTGGCACCGGAGGCAGCGGCGACACGACCGCGCCAACCCTGAGCAGCCCGACCGGAACCGCCACCGGCACCACCACCGCCAGCGGTACCGTGAGCACGAATGAAGGCAACGGCACGCTGTATTGGCTCGCCAGTGCGAACGCGACCGAGAGTGTCGCCACGGTCAAGGCCGGCTTCAGCCAAGGCGTGAGCGCGACCGGGGCGCAGAACGTGACCGTGACCGGGCTGACCGCATCGACCAGCTACTACCTGCACTACGTGCACACCGACGCCGCCGCCAACAACTCCAGCGTGGCCAACAGTGCGCAGTTCACCACCTCGGCAGCGGGCGACACCACCGCACCGACGCTGTCGAGCCCGACCGGCACCAAGACCGGCAGCACGACCGCGACGGGCACGGTCAGCACCAATGAGGCCAACGGGGCGCTGTACTACCTGGCGTCCACCAACGCGACCGAGTCGGCAGCGACCGTCAAGGCGGCGGCAAGCCAATCCGTTTCCGCGACCGGCGTGCAGAACGTCAGCTTCACCGGGTTGACCGCCAGCACCACCTATTACGCGCATTACGTGCATCGGGACGCGGCGGGCAACGATTCGACGGTGTCGAACAGTGCCTCATTCACCACGGACGCTTCCGGCACCGCGTACACGATCACCGGCTACAGCGGCAACGCGGTCAGATCTTCTATTGATGCATCTAGCGCGCCAGTGTTTAGTCCACTGAAGCAAATCTCTCCTAGTAATAACGGGCTGAACCAGCAGACAGTTAATCCGTACTGGAATATCAACGCGACCACGGGCGGTGCCCAGCCGGCCAGCGCCAAGTGCGGCTGGGGCACCTCGCCAACCGTTCCACCTGCCGAAATCACTACGGGTGCCAACGGCTCTAGCGGATCATCGGTTAATGGCATGGCTCCGATGAACAAGGCAGCGGCGTTCGAGAACGTCACCAACCTGTGGGTGAACGTCGGCAGCGGCACCACCACCTGGTATTTCTGGATCAAGCCAGTCGACGGCCCAGCCCAGTGCATGAACCCGAGCGGCACCACCGTGACGGGGGCGTAAATGGGCATCCGGCTCGCCTCCCCCAACAAGCTGCGCCTGCGTGGCGCTGGCAAACTGGCTCTGACTGGGACCGGCGGCAGCGCGCCGCCTACCGGCACCCCAGCGACCGCCATCAGCGTGTCCGAAGTGGGCCTGGACGGCAAGATTTTCCAGCGCTCGGGCACCAGCAAACTGGTGCCGGTGTCATTCACCTCGAACGGCTCGAACCTCGATGCGCGCGTGATCCATGCCCGCAGCGGGGCGGTGATCCTCGACTGGACGCCGCTGGTTACCGGGCACCCTGGCGGCGCCGGCACCGCCAACCTGTTGGTGCCGCAGTGCCAGATGGGGACGCTGCAAATCCGTGACGGCATCAACACCGCGCTGACCGCTTCATGCGCGCTGCGCTTCGCGGTGGGCGTGGTGGTGGCGACGCTGGGCCAGTCGAACATGTTTCACCTGTACGACAGTCCCAGCCTGTACCCGCTGGCCAGCCAGGACACGCGCAACTATTACGCGGCGGGCAATGTGTGGGAATTCGTCAGCAACCACGACGACACCAACACCTACCCGCCCAACACACCGTTCTCGACCTACGGCGCGACCCGCACCGATGGCCGGATCAAGGGCGACGGCATCGTCTATTTCGTCAACAACCTGGCGGCTTCGCTGGGCTGTGCGGTCGGCGTGCTCGACTACGCGGTATCGGGCAGCGCGATCGCCAGCTGGCAACCGGGCAGCGGCGGCAACTGGACCACGTTCAGCAACGCGCTGACCGCATCCGGCAACGACTGCGAGGTGGCGCTGTGGTACCAGGGTGAGGAAAACGCCAACGCAGGCACCAGCAGCGCATCGTGGCAGGCCAGCCTGGCCAACATCATGAACGGCATCCGCACTCAGACCGGGCGCACTGCCGCCAATTCGCACTTCGGCGTGGTCACGCTGGGGCCGACCGTCAGCTATGGCGCGGAGGGCAGTTTCGGCACCATGCGCGCGGCGGCGCTGGCGTTCGTGGCGAGCAATGCCGGCGTGTTCCTGGCCGGTGTGGCCACCGATGGCGATGTCACCGATGGCGTCCACTTATCCGCAGCCATGCAGGGGCGACTGGGCAAGCGCTACGCCAAGAGCACCTATGCGCGCCTGATCGGGGCCGACAAGCCAGGGCCGAAGATCGGCGGCGCGACCCGCAGTGGCACGACCGTCACCGTGGTGGTTACTGGCGGCACTGGCGCCCTGAAGGATGGTGCAGGAGGCAGCGGCGCGGCATTGCTCGGCTTCCGGTTTTTCGATGCCGGCGCGGGCGGTGCGCAGATCGCCTATACCGCCTCGACGATCTCGGGCAGCACGGTGCTACTCACGCTGGCATCGGCACCGGCCGGCGCATTGACGATGGATTACGCGATGGCGAACACGCCGTACGGCAGCGCCTCGGCACCGGTGCCTGCGGCGATCCTGTACGACAGCGACACCGTGCCTGGCGATACGCTGGGACTGCCGCTGCAACCCTGCATGGCCATTGTCGTTTCCTAAGATCGCCATTGCACTAGGTTAATTGATATACTTACGGCAATAGGAGAATGCTATGAGCCACACCATGCTGTACCGCTGCCCCGGCCCGCATGCCATCCATGGCGGGCTGTATGACTACGAGGTGGTGCCGGACGCCGAGATCGACGCCGCGCTGGCGCATGGCTGGTTCCGCACCACGCCGGAAGCCAAGGCCGCGCACGACGCTGCCAAGGATGAACCGACCCGCGCCGCGCTGGAGCAGCAGGCCACCACACTCGGCATCAAGTTCGACGGCCGCACCGGCGACAAGACGCTGGCCGACAAGATCGCGCAAGCGGGCAAGGGCTGACCATGTGGACCAAGCAAGAGCTGATCGAACAGGCGTTTGCCGAGATCGGGCTCGCGGTCGACGTGTTCAACGTGGCACCGGAACAACTGGCGCGCGCCCTGAACAGCCTCGATGCGCTGATGGCGACCTGGCACGCCAAGGGCTTGCGGCTCGGCTATGCGCTGCCGTCCACGCCGGGCAGTTCGAACCTCGACGACGATTCCGGCCTGCCCGATGGGGCCAACGAGGCGGCGTTCCTGAGCCTGGCGCTGCGCATCGCGCCGAGTGTCGGCAAGCAGGTGCTGCCGGCCACCCAGATCGCCGCCAAGGAGGCGCTGGACGTGCTGATGCTGGGCGCGGCCTTCCCCGCCAGCCAGCAACTTCCGGGCACCCTGCCGCGCGGGGCTGGCAACAAGCCGTGGCGCAGCCAGCAGCCATTCTTCCCGGAACCGTCCGCACCCTTGGAAGCGGCGCTTGGTGCCGACCCGCTCACCTTCGACTGAGGACCCCATGACCACCATCAACCAACTGCCTGCGGTCGACTCCCTGTCCGGCGGCGACCTGCTGCCGGTATTCAATACCGCCAACGGCGACACCCGCAAAGCCTCGCTGACCGCCGTCAAGGAGTTCGTGCAGGATGGCTTCGTGCCGGACGGCGGGGTGCTGGCCATTTCCGGCTACTACAGCATGCGCAAGGTGCCGGCCACCCCGCTGACGATTGCGGTCGGCACCAGCTACGCCAATTTCGCCAACTACGACAGTCCGGCGATGACCTTCCCGGCCGGACGCACCAGCATTGCCGGGATGATCACGGTGGGCGAGTTCGTTATGCAGCGCGACGTCGCCGCCGTCGAGTTCTGGGCCGCGATGACCGGCACATGGCCGACCAACCGCGACCTGAC